AGAAATATGATACGGTCAGGTGAAGCTGGAATCATTCGATTCTGGCTTAGCTTGTTTAATCTTTATAGATTAGTGACGTTTAAAGGTGACTATACAGTAACTTCTATTACGAAGTCTATTGTTAGTCCCGCTAATGAAGCTTCTAATGTCGCAAGACTTAGAGGTCAATTAACAACCTTTATTCCAACTTTCTATCGTTGGTTAAAAGATATTATAGGTTTGAATCCTCGGTCGCTTCAAATAGAGTTGTCACGTAATTATAGAAGAGCGCAAGCTTTTCCTATAATGAAGGCAAATCCTTTGACAGCTGCTACTCATAAATTTGAGGACTTGACCCGTTTGGGGCAACAGGAGGCAATGCTGGTTTTACCAGTAGTGTCGACTCACCCTCTAATGGTTCATGAGGCGGCGGTGCATCTAGATAATAATCTAGAATTGCGTGGCCCTGTACGTTATTTCTTAGATCTATTACCGGAAGGTAATGTCTTGAGAAATCTATACATCCGATGTAATCAATTCCCTCTTAAAAAGGGGCATATTACGGAATTAATGGCTACTAAAGAACGTGATGTTGATCTTGACCTTGGTGAAGATCTCACACCTTCTTTGATAACTATTAAGCGCCCATTCAAACCGGTACTCGGAAAGCTTTCCTTGAAAGAGGAATCAGCCGGAAAAGTACGTGTGTTTGCAATGGTTGACTGCTGGACTCAGTGGTTGATGAAACCGCTCCATTCTTTAATCTTTGATCAAATATTAGATGCGATTCCTCAAGATGGAACAAAGGACCAATTGGCCCCTGTTCGATCTCTGTTAAAAAGAGACCCTTCGTGTCTTTTCTCCTTGGATCTATCGTCAGCGACTGATAGATTGCCGTTATGGCTTCAAAAAGCTATAATTGCTGGTATGATTAATGATGAATTTGCTCAGAATTGGGCAGATCTCCTTGTTAAAAGAGATTATTCGATCTTAATACCCCATGTGAAGAAAGATGGTGGAGAGCGCCACAGAATTAGATACTCTGTTGGACAACCTATGGGAGCTTTATCCTCATGGGCTTCTCTAGCTTTAACACATCACTTTATTGTGCAATTTTGCGCATATACAGTAGGATTTAAGAAATGGTTTACGGAGTACGCCGTTTTAGGTGACGATATAGTAATCGCCGACGCTAAAGTAGCGAAACAATACTTAGAAGTAATGCGAGTACTCGGGGTCGGGATTGGGCTTCATAAAAGCCTTCTCTCCGGCGCGGGGACTGCATTAGAGTTTGCTAAACGAACCTTCTTTAAGGGAGTGGACGTAAGTCCTGTTCCCTTAACGGAATTAGTTGCAAGCTTTAACTCACCTTCGTCTGCGGTGTCGTTTATCAACAAGTACGGATTAACGCTAGCATCCTTTTTAAAGGCTGCCGGGCATAAGTTCCGAGTGCTAGGTAAACTGCATAAACCGTTAGGTCAACTTTCTAATAAAGTTAGATTAGTTATCCTAGCTATGAATATTCCGATTGAAATCGAAGATGTAGAAAAGTTCTTTGAGTTGGGAATGCCAAAATCAGGTAGATCTCAATTTGAAACGCAAGCGGTCATTGACCAAATGCTTTCAAGTGAATTTAAGTTAATCCAGAGAGCAGTTAATGCTCAACGGAAAATGACTTATGACATTGAAGGACGAACTCTACAAGCGAAGTATATCGCTAGTGAATTAGTCGAGAGACTAGAGGGTGATTCCCTCGATCCCGAAGCCTTAGAATTACTAAATTGGGCACAAGCCCAGTTTGATAATAAAACTCACCTTGACCATTGGTTAAAAGGTGAGGGATTCATTATGAGTCCGGTATACGAAGGTTCATTAGGACTTACTTTCAAAACAGCTTTAG